TAATCTTTTCTTTTGCTCATCACTATTGTTCCAGACCCTCATCTCTTCACTACCATCTGGACCACCTGACATTTGCCAAAAGTTTTGTGCGTAATTGTATCCAGGTATTTTGCCTTCAACATTGTTCATACCACCGTTGTACACAAAGTCAGTTATTGATGCTTCTAAGTTAGCGTTAGCGTTATCAAAGCTTTGTACAGTCTCTCTAATAGTAACTTTTCTATCTCCTTGATTTTGAGTAGACGTATTAATACTTTTATCTGATAACTTTTTATAAGCATTCTTATTTTGATCCCATATTTTTTTAATTGCTTTATTGTACGGCTCACCATTTGTAGTGCCTATTAAGCCACCGCCATCTTCAACTAACTTTTTATATTCATCATAACCTATTTTAAGTGTCTCACCATTTTCTGCTGTATATAGTATATATGAAGATCCTGAAAACTGACCTTGCTTAGTAGGTTGATTACCTACTGATTCATAAGAAAATCTACCTTGTTTAGTTCCGAATATAATGTGTTTGCTAACTTCTGCTCTTAACTCAAAGTTAGGGGCTCCATCATCTAGTAATATTCCATTTATACCTCTTTCAGGTTTGAGTAATTCGCCATTCAAGTTGTAAGCAGAAGCGTTATTTTCTGTTGTCTTGTTAAGTAGACTTACTAAAACAGGAGCTTCATCTAAAACTTGCTCTATTAATCCTACAGTAAACTCATACTCAGCACTGTTTGGCTCGTGTTGTGCAAGCTGCTTGTATAAATAATTTAAATCTTCTTCTATACCAAATTGTATGCCACCAAAATCGTCTTCGTTAATATCAAAACTCATTACATCAAAACCAGTTTCTTCATCTAGTTTAAGTAACTCTTCTCTAATTTTTTTTTGCTCTTCTTTATCAGTTGTATTTTTACTTTTCTCTCTTAATTCTTGAGCTTTTACTACATTTGATCTTTTAACTTTTACAATGTTACCATTTATTCTTATGTTTGAGTAGCCTTCTTCTTCACCAACAACCGCGCCTTCTACTGAATGAACTACGTTTATTCCAGCATCTCTTTCTTCTCCTTTTAGGCGGTTAAGATCTTTTTGTCTTTTTAAGTCTAGTTTTGATCTCTCTATTCTTTGTTTTTCTAAAAGTTTTTGATCTTCTATAGCTTGTAATCTATTAGCTTTTAATTTATTAGCTATATCTGTTTCTATTTGAGCAAAACCTTTATTTATGTTCGAATGTGTTTCGTCTAGCACTTGACTAGGTTGTGTGTATGATCCCATAATTAATTATTTAAATTATACTTTTATCCAAAAGTACCTGCAGGCGCCATGCCAAAAGATGTTAAACTACTAGCTGCACCTGAGAAAGCATTAACTGTGTCTGCTCTATATTGCATTTCTTGAGCTTTTTCATTATCGTACAACGCTTGAGCTCTATTTAACTGCTGCTCATCTCTTGCGTTTTGTTCTTTATACATAAATTCTTTTCCAGCAGCATCTAAACCTTGCATTCTTATTTTTTCATTCATTATTTGGTTTTGCAAATTAGCCTCTCCATCTGCTCTTAATTTATTGTTAGCAGCTTCTTGCTTCTGTATATCAGCTGAAATATTTCTTTTACTTTTAGAAGCGGCTTGAGCTAAAGCAGTTGCCCCACCAGATCCAAAACCACCAGCTCTTACAGCATCTAAAGTATTAGCTAGAGCAATATCAGCTTCTTCAGCTTCCATCTGTGCCGATTGAGTAGCAACGCCTATATTTGCATAAGGATTAGAAAGCATACTTGACATGTCCTTAGCATTTTCATAAGGGTTTATAATAGGTGTTCTATTATTTTCTAATGTAGTTATGTTATCTGCTAAAGTTTTAGCGTCGTTTTTTGCTTGATTAGCTTTTCCATTTGCTATAATACCGTTGGTTAACTGAGCACCGACCGCTATTATAGGGATTATTAAAGGTATTGGCATAGTATTTTTTTAAATTATTTATTTTATATTTAAGAAGATTTTACAAAATTAGCACTTACAGAAAACAATTCTTTCATGCCCCCAGGCTCTGTAACATTATCTACAGCAAACTTTGTTTCAGTAAAAAATCCTTTAATACCTGACATTTGATTGCCAAATATAACCTCTCCAGGTCTAGCTACACTGTTATTCACTATGTTTGCAACGTATTTATTTTCTTTTCTATCAAAACCAGCTTGGCCAAACGGGTGAACAACTGCTGAAGTGCCAGTGTTTACTGGATTATTTAATTCGTACCTTCCTTCTAAGTAGCTTTTAACACTATTTACAACGTCTTGATTTTCACTGAAAGATGAATTAAAATAATTCATACCTTCAAAATCTGATTTTATTGAAGAAACTTGCCATCCTGAAGATCCTTCGTAAGAAACTGTTTTAAAAGTTTTGCTTATACTAGGCGATGCATTAAATAAAAATGTTATATTAGATTCTGCAATATCATGAGTGTAAAACTTACCTCTATTATTAGCCACACTTTGATCATAATGGTAATATATACCTGATTCATAAGTAGATATAAAAACATTACGTAAACTATCCATCCATGTAGGTTTAAAACTGTAAAAACTAACCCAACCTTTAACAGTCTCATCATATGAAAGAGTTTTATAAGTATTAGTAGAGTCGTTTAATTGACCATCACCTGATATAGTAGTAGTAGAATCTGATATTAAAGCAGAATTAACTTGCATAGACATAGTGTAATTGCCATTGTGAATGTCATATCCTCCGTAAATCTTAGATTTATAATTGTTTTGTAGATAAACATATTGCCAACCTCCAGTATTAGGAACAAGAGAAAGAGTAAGTTCTGCTTTTACACCACCACCGTTAACGCTTATTATGTCTCCAGCAACATAGCCGTTTGCAAATTCTCCATTTATAACACTACCATCTCCATTAGTTGCGGTTGCAGTTACAATAGCGCCACTTCCACTACCTGTTATAGTTGTTGTTGTGTATGAAGTGCCTATTATGTAGCCAGTACCAGGAGTAGTCAAATTCCATACATAATTATATGTAGTAACTGGAGTTGGGTCTATATTAGCTAAGTTGTTACCGCTAGATAAAGTTATTCCATTAGTAGCGCAGTCTATAGATGTAACGTATATTGGCTCATTAGTATTAGTGTTTATTAATTCTATAGAAGTTCCAGGGTTACTTGGATCATCTAGAGATAATATAGAGCCAGGATTAACGTCACAACAATCAATATTTTTCAATAGGACTTCGAATAAATCAGGGCTCAAAGGATTTGGTGGTATTTCTATTTCTATTTTAATACTACCTGAATTATCTTTAGTATTATAAACAAGAAATTGATCATTTAAATTATTTAAAGAGTCTCTAAAAAAGTCTCTCATTCCGTAATTAGATATTTCAGTGTGACCGTCAAGAGATAATCTTAATACAGCTCCTTTATCTTTGTCTACAAAATATCTTCTATTAGCATAAGAAGCAAAAGACTCTGGACTTCTACCTATACCATACATGCCGGCATAAGGATCTACCTGACCTAAAACTCTATTATTATCAACTGAACCTTCTAAGTTGTTATAAGATTGGTTTTTGTTGACTAATATCTTGCTTGTTTTTAATTCTTGAAAAACTAATAAATTTGTTTCTGCAGAGTAAAGTTTTTGTATATCACCAAAAGCTGGGTCTAAAGATCTAGTTATAGGCTCAGCATTTGAAAAGACGTTAGTTTGATTAAAGTTACTCTTAGAGTTAAATATCCCAGAATAAATTAAATAATTACCCTTAAATGAGCCTAATTTGTTGTCATCTACTAAATAAGCTCTAACACCATAGTCTATTGAAGTATTATTATAACCACCTTTTATTCTAGACTCTTCTATAAACCACATTCTGCTAGAAGCTGGATATGTAGTATTATAACTCCCTGCAGTAGATGGAGCTGTTTTTGTTTGCGAGCCAAACGGGTATACTGGATAATTAGTATTAGGATAATTAGCGCTTCCATCAAACCAAGGTAAACCTGGCCATTGAGGAACATTTGGAGCATAATCACTATCTTTAACGCTTTTAGCCCAGAAACTATTATAATATGCTATGTTAATTTTCATAATATTTAACTTACTGTTACAGTGAATTCAACTTTATCTTGATACTGTGTTAGGTTAGGAAATGGCCTGTCATTTAACTCTATTGCTATTGAAAAAGGTCCAGCAGCAGCTTGTAATGCAGTTATAGTATTTAAATTTAAACTGCAAGATCCTTGAACACCTGTTCCAGTTGCTAAGTTAAAGTAATTAACTTGATTCCCAGAGGCATCTTCTTGTTTTGATATTCTCCAGTTTAAATCTTTAGTTTTATCTAAAGGTCCAGCCGCGCCATTAACCCCAGTAGGACTTACCACTACACCACCAATTAAACCTATCGTAAAGTTACTTCCACCTGCTGGAGAATTTATAACTGCAGGTAGGTTTTTAATACCTTCATTAAAACTTATACTAGCAAAAGCTCCAGTAGAAGTAGTAACTTCGAAATTGAAACTTCTAAATCTATTGTTAGGATCAGAGTATAGAAACTTATTAGTCTCAAGATTTAAATTAGGATTTGTTCCTGTTAATGTCCAATTAGATATTTCATTGTTACCAAGCTCATCGAATACAGCAACTAAGTTTACTGTTGAAACAGGTAATGCAGATCCTACACTATTTACAACTTGAAAAGGTACAAAAGCGCTTCCAGATATAGAACTGCCTTCGTTTTTAGTCATGTATGGTAAATCAAAATTAGGTCCTAGAGCTGTGTTATCAGCCATACTAAAAGGAATACCAGAAGTAAGACCTGGTGCTATTATTAGTTCGTTAAAAATCTGTATGGGAAAAGAAGAAGAAGTTTCCCAGTATATATCTAAAGAAGATTCTACAGGAGTAGTTTCATAAACAGCTAACGCTGGTATCATATTCTCAGCTTCAACTCCAGGATTATTATCTATGTTAGTAGATTGAATCTTCATTATTAATGGACTACTCGTAGCGTCTAAGAAATTATCTTTTGCTAAAGATGGTTCAGTAGAAATTTCATTTGTATTTATAGGATTAGGATCTATTTCATACAAGCCTAAGTCAGTTCCTTTGCCTATCAATACTACGCCATCAGGACCACTTATTGTATTTGATGTACTATCAATAGGAAAATATTGACTACTTGAAGTGCTAGAAGCAAAGGTATTTTTATAAAAATTGTTGACTCTTAAGTACATCTCTACTGCAGAATTGTCTTTATCAACTAAATTTAATCTACTCTGTAACCTATTTCTTTCTTTTAATATTTTTATTATTTTCTCGTCTTGAATAGAATCTTTATCTAGCGTGTTTGGATCTATGTCTTGTAAATCTGCATTGCCTAACTGAGTTTTTATATAGTTTAAATCACTTTGTAAAGAATTAGGTTTAGATGTACTAAATATTTGTTGTTCAGGACCTACTTCTATTAAACTTCTAGGAACTTTGTTTATATTGTCGCTCTGTAAAACACTGTGCAAATAAGGACTACTAAGATTAGACTCTAGTGTGTTAGGGTTTGAAATACCTCTAAGTAAGCCGGGTAGGTAAACATTGTAATACTCTTGTTGAGATTGTTTGACAACAAATTTTAAACTATACCATCCTGTAGAATTTTCATATCCTAGTGCTGTTTTATCCACTGCTTCTGTACCGTAAAACAAGCCTGGATAATTTAATTGATCTATAGAATCAGGTATTAACTCATCAAATTCAATAGCTAAACTATCACCTGGCCAAGTTTTCATGTTTCCACTTGATATGTAATTTTCATTTTTATATGGGTTGTAAACTGTAGAACCACTTTTATTTGTAACCGCCTGCACATCGTACTCTGATAATACCACGTTAGACTGTCTTCCGTATCTATCTGCTAACACCACTCCTACTTGGTAAGTTCTATTTTGTTTTAAGTTGTGATTTTGATATTCTTTTCTATAATCAGTATTCATAAAATTAAGAATATTAGAACTACCGCCACTTACAACTACTTGTTCTGACTTGTTTTCTATAGAAGCATTATACTTTATAGAAGAAGGTTCTGTTCCTTTATCTAAATAACCTCCATAAACAACTCTGTTAGATATAATTTCTTGAGAAATAGCTCTTAAAGGTGTTATATCAGAGACTCTAACTATTTCTTTAGAGTTTAAAACTTTATAAGGTTTTTTGCCTTCATAAATGTAAGAAATATACTGAAGACTATTTGTTGAAAAAACACTTTGAGGAATTGTGTCTATTACTTTTATTACTTCGCCTTGTGCTTCTTTATATAGAATATCAACTTCAGTTATTTTAAACAAATCAAAAACAGTGTTCCAACTAGCGTTATTACCAAAAGCATTACTCATAGCTTGATCTTGAAATATTGTAGCTGGAGACGGTATGTCTAATTGAATTCTATTAACTTTATTTCTCATTAAGTTTAAATCAGTAGACTTATAAGCTACTTCTTCGTCTGAATTAATGAAAAAACCATCCTGCTCAGGTATAAAAGCTATTTGAGTAAAAGGAGCTAATAAAGAATATTCTCCATCATCAAACTTAAATCTGTAACTAAATCTTATAAACCTGTCTTTCATGTATTCTTCATCTCCTTCATACGTAATGTCTTTTTCAGGATTAGGAGCGGAGGTAACGTTAATAGTAAACGTAGCAAACACACCGGAAAAATCAATTTCTAAAACTTCTAATTCAGCTTCTTCTGCTCCAAGTGATCCTGAAGGAAGCGGAACTTTTAAAATGTCACCTACTTTTTTTCCACTACCAGGAGTCGCTGCATCTATCGTGACTAATGATCTATTATTTTCATCAACACTTGTTCCATAAATAAAACCTTCTCTTTGGCCCCAACTTACTTTTGTTCCTGGGCCAGGACCAGAGACAAATGTAGAAGCACTAGGATCTGGACTAGTAGCATAACCTTTTCCATTTTTTCCTTCAACTATAGCTATTTTAGTAGGTTCTCCAGGGCTTACAAATTCGCTAATTATTGTTATAGTATCTCCATTAGTATAGCCTTTTCCAGGATTGTTTATACTTATACTAGTAAAAACACCTGAACCATTTGTTACACCATCAACCGTGAGTCCAGTTCCAGTACCTCCACTAGTTGGTATATTAGTCAAAGTAGCACTAAATTGATAATCAGAACCTGGGTTAACTACTGTTAGTGATGTAACTTTAGGCCAACCTGGTAAATTTTTTGAAACAACATCATTCATTAAAGACTTGTAATTGTTACCGCCAGTAACAGCAGCTGCATCAGTCTTATTCAACATAGATATAACTTGCCAAGGGTATAATTTAGCAACTGAAACATGATCTTCAGTATAATAATAATTTGGATTTCCAATAGCTGTTTCAACATTAATTTTTCTAGGTTGATTTCTATTATCTGTCCAAAATAATAAGTTTTCTAGTAAGTTTATACCTGTTACAATGTGAGTAGTAGAAAAGTTTAACCAAGGACCACTGACAATTATACTACCATTACCTGTATTAGCATCAAAAACTCCTATAGCGCAAGTAGCATCACCTAGATTTGTTGAAATATTGTTTATTAAGTAAGCTTTATTAGAAAGCTTATCAGGTGAATTATCAGTATAATCTGTTAATAAAACAAATATTCTATTGTTTATTTGATCTATTATTTTACCTATTATTTCTACTTTACAATTGCTACCTAAACCAAAATCTGTTACTTGAATAGTGCCTAGTGTATTTTCTAGTGCTCCGACATCAGAACCTTCTGATCTACTTATAGAGACATTTTCAGCATCACGGTAGTCACCATTAGGAACTAGACGAGAATCTAGATCCTTATTCATTTTTGAATTTATAAAAGTATTTGTAGATTCTGCCATTTTTTAATGTTTAATCCATTTAGATTTACCACGCATCACTTGTGTAAATGCTTCTAATTTAATATTACTTAATCTTATTTTAGCATTTCTAAGTTTAGCTGATCTATCTCTTTTGTATCTTTGAACAATGTATTCTGGTATATTAGCTTTAGAGCTAGTTATTGCATAGATTATATGTGCATACATGGCTTCCTCAGCCATTTTAGGAACTTTAGTGTCTTCTTCATATGCTAGTCCATCAGATATATAATCTATTATTATAACTTTATCTCTTAAATCACTACTAAAAGAAAAACTACCTTTTCTATTATCTATAGTAAACCAACCGTTTTTCTGACTTATTTCTGGGTTTAAACCATACCTTCTTCCGTAAGCTAATTTCCACCAGTCAAAATCGTAAACAGAAAGTGAGTCTACATCAAGTTGACCTGTTAAATCATTTTGATTTAAACTTTGCCATCTATCTGTTGTTATAGATTGTAGCGACTCTATATTCTCACCTGTTGAGCTTTGAGCAGGTATACCATCGCTTCCTTGGGTTATTGGAGTTGGATTACTAGTTAGTGTAGTAGGATATATAATGTGTTTAACACCTGAAGCGTCTATCCATGAAAGTTGAACATAGTTAACGTAATCTTGAGGTATAGGTAAAGTTAAACTAGGAGGTATAGTTAATTCTTGAGACTTTACAGATTTTAAAGTGTCATAACTAAATTCTTGTAAACCTCTTTTAGCGTGAAATATAACATCAGATCTTCTAGCATTAGATATTACTTTGTCGCTACCTACATATATCATCATGAAATTTGTTATTATTTCATTTAAACTTATGTACTCATAACCTCCATAATTGTTCCATCTAGCTTGATCTATAGCTCTTATTCTTATTTCTGTTGTTAAAGGAATTACTGTAGTCAGAGTTACTACGTTTCTACTAACTAAAGAGTAATTAGCAAGAGGATATAGAGAGAAATCAGAAACACCAGCTGCTCTAGTCTCTACTACATAATTTGCTATTTTATCAGAGCTAGCATCATTCAACACTATGTCAGCTGTCCAAGTTAAATCTTGTGTAGCAGTGTTGGTTCCTGAATATAATTGACTTCCTTCGTAGTATTGATAATTAGTTTCTGTTATTAGTCCCATTTATTAAGTTTTTTCTATCTGATCATCTTGTTGTATTAGACTAGATGCTGTTTGTATAATCTGTGGATCTCTTATTATTATACCAGCATATTGTAGTATTCTTAATATAACTTCTGTTTGTTCTAGCTCAGATAATTCAAAATTAACAGATCCACTTGTAGGTACTGTGCCCGCTGGAGGTGGAACTGTTCCTTCATATATGTATTGCCCTAAGGTACCTATTTGATAAGCCCAGACTACATCAGCTGGTTTTCTTAAATAGTTTATAGTTACCTCTGTTATATTAGGTGATATTTGTAATGTGTGATTTCTTATAGTGAATACTGGAAAATTAGCACTAGGTCTTGTTAGCGGAGATTTGTTTATTAAGTTAAATTCTCCTTGTGTTATTTCTTCAATTACGGTAGGATACTCTGGACCAAAAGGATTATTTCCAGCAGCGCTTGTTCCTACATATGTTACCGTTCCTAACTTGTAGAATCTAGTTAATTGTGTTAGATCAAAGTTAGTAGTTGTTGATTGTCTTTCAAATACAGCTATTTTTTCTTCAACTGTTTTAATTTTATTAGCATATTCAGTACTATTATTAGCTTGTCTTAAAAATAAATTTAAGTCTTCAAAATATTTATCTAATATTTCTAACTGAACTTGATTAGCTAAGCTATTAAATTCAGCTGGAGTCATGTAACCTCTCTGTTCTTTATTTAAAATAAATAACACAGTTTGGTAAACAGTGTTTACGTTTATTGCCATATTTGTTTATTTAAAAAAAAGGTGGCGTTTAAACCACCTTTAATTATAATCACTTGTTATTTTAGTTTTTTCTGTATAGAGTTATATACTTCTAAACCTTCATCAGTTTTAAACCAAGCAGCCATAGCAGAGTATGGATTTTCATCAAATGGAACATTCAATAATTTTCTTCCATTTGTAGCCCATTTAAAAGATCTATTATCATCAGATAATATTACTATTCTATCTTCTGTCGCTCTTATAGCTACATTTCTTAATTCAACATTTTCATCTTGAGCTAATTCTAAGAATAATATTGGATCTCTTTTAGCGAACAAAAGTAAATCTCTTCTAAGTTCTTTAGATGACAACTTAGAAACACTAGACCCTACTTCAACTCTTAGGATAGCTTCTGATTTATCTACTTCCATTTCGTAAGCCATATTCATTGCTGCTATTTCAGCTTCTAAATAATCAAACTGATCTTCAGCTACAGCTACTCTATCAAACTCTGTAAATATTAAATCTTTATGAGGATGATGAGATAAAAACTCTTGTAAATTTCTTTTTTCTTTAGGAACCATCATGTGTCCATCTTTAAACACAATATGCTTCATTGTTACTGAACCTTGCTGCTCATCTACAAATATTGACTTTTGATTTGTAGCATATCTTAATTCTCTTTCATAACCTTTATTTTTATCAAAATAAACTAAAGGATACCTACGAGAGTGCCTGCTAGGTAGTGTATATGTTAATGGTTCTTTACCATTTAATAAATAGTAATTTCTATCTTTATACTCCCAAGTGTCTATAACTTTTGGAGTTTCAACGACTTTATCAATCGTTTCTACAGTTTTTGCTGTAGGTTTTTTCTTTGTTTTTTCCATAATATAATATAATATAATAATTAAAAAAGACCCCGCCTAAGCGGGATCATTGTTGTTTAAGGTGTGTCAAAGCTAAAAGACACTGTCAAATCAGAATCTCCGTTTATTTTTAAATAATCAGAAACCTTATTAGGTGTTTTTGATAATTCATCAATAAGCTTATAAACTGTTTGAAAACCTTCTGAAGCAGAAGACAAAGTTCCAAAGCCTCCAATTTGATAGACTGGACTAAACCCTGTAGAAGTGTCATTAGGTGCTGTAGCTATTTTAACAGAAGTAGTAGTTCCAGAAACTCTAACTATTTGACCTACCGGAATTAAAAAGTCTATATCTTTAGTAGCTGTACCTATTGTTTGCGATTCTTTTATTTTTATATAGTTCATGATATTTTTTTTAAAAATTAAGTACCTGCATAAGCCATAGAAGAAACGTATTTTGTTCCAACTAATCTTAATGTAGGAGTTGAATTTGGGTTTTCACAAACTTCTTGAGCTGCCAAAGCAATATTATTAACCATATCAAGTCTTTCAGAGTCACTCATCGCTGAACTCATTGTAATAGTGAATGCAGGTAAACTGTCTGTGTCGTATGAGTTAACATTATTCGAATAGACGAAAACTCTTATTGTTGTATTAGTAGGTGAAGTACTTTCACCAACACCCCATCCAATATTCATTAAATCAAAAGAAGATGAATCAGTTGTACTCTTTGGTAGTTTTATAAATTGTGCCATATTTTCTTATTTTAAAATGTTAATAAAGTGGAGAGCGTTAACTCTCCACATTTATATAATAATTAAGCTCCTTTAAATAACACGAAGTTATTAGCAGCTTGTACGACTAAACATCTTTCAGATAAGAAATTAACTCTCATAGTGTCAAGATCAGAAGTAAAGGCTCCACCTACAGATCCAGTGATCCAAGATTTCATTCTTCTATCTTCAGTTTCAGAAGCTCTATATCTTACATGTAAGAAAGGACGTCTGATGTTTGATCCTAACATTTGATCGTATACTGTAGTAGTTCCAGCAGGAACCATTACACCATCAATCTCTTTGTCTAAACCTCTAGTTGTAGCATCATTTAGATATTTCCAATCAGTCTTGTAGAAGTCATAAGAACCTCTTCTAAAACCAGAAAATCCAAAGTTTAATGCCATATCACCATCGTTCTCAAATAGACCATAAGAAGCAGCTTGAGCAGAAGCAAATCCACCGTTAACAGCAGCTATCATATCATCAAAATCAAGAGCAGTAGCTCTAGATAAGAAAAGCATGTTTTCTTCTATAGCACCTTGCTTGTCTAGGTTTTTAAGGATTTCATCGAAATCACCTAAAGCACCAGAACCAGGAGCAGCAGCACCAGCAAAACCAGAGTATATATTACCTCTTGTTTCAATAGCAGAAAATAAACCTTCAGTACCTTTTACTACTTGTCCAGGAGCAGCTAATGTAGTTGCAGGTGTAAATTTAGCACCAAAAGTTTCACCAGCTGTAGCCATTTTCTTTCCTTCAACCATTGACATTTCAAGATAGTCTTCGAAACGTAATCTTGTTTCAGACTCAGCTTTTAAATACCATAAGTATCCAGATTGACCATCTTCAGTAGCAACTTCAACCCATCCAATTTGAGCAGCATCAGAACCAGCTAGTTCATAGTTGTCTTTCAATATAATTGGAGAATTTTTAAACGTACTTAAAGTTGGCTCAATAGCTCCACTCATACCGTTAGTTCCTTTTGGAAATTCAGAACCATATACGAATAAACTATTAGTAGCACTTATTAAAGTAGTACCTACTAAAGTAGCACCTTCATAACTAACACAAGCTAAAGTGTTAAAAGTAGCACCAGTAACGTCTTTAACTAAAAGTTTAGCAGTAACTAAACCTGAAGAGTCAGAAACTAATATAGTGTTACCTACTCTTACAGCACCAGTGTCTTGACCAGCAGGTAAAGCAATAGTTACTGTATAAAGTGGATCAGCACCACTTACTGCAACAGTTACAGAGTCATAAGCAACGTGTAATCTATTTTGCTCAGACCAAATAACTTGATCAGAAGTCATTGGCATTTCTGCTCCAACCATTCTCAAGAAACCACCTAAAGTTCTGTTTCCGTATCTTTCTACTTCAGCTTCGTAAAGCTCAGGTAGATATTGTTGTCCCCATTGTTCAAACCCAGCTTTCTGAAAGTCAATATAATTGTCTTGTACAGTTACTTTGTTTGGCATTGGAGTAATTTGTGCGGGAAACGCACCTATTCCAGGCGCTGTCCCATTATCTACAAATCCCATTTGTTTTTATTTTTTAGTTGTTGTTTTTATTTTTTCTTTTAATTTTCAACCTAGAACTATCTGCACCACTAATTGCTCTCACCTTTAAACCATTAATAAACATATCACCATTAGCTTGTGGCCTAGGTTCATTTGTTATATTATTAGACTTAGCCATAATATCTTTAGTAGCATCGGCTTTACCTTGCTCATAAAAATGTTTAGCTACAGCATCAGCATTATCAGCAGCATAAATAGCTTTGTGGTAGTTAACAGCATCAACAACTTCTCCTTCTTTGTTTAAGAACTTCTTAACAAATGTGTTTAAGTTAGACTGTTTTGCTGCGACATCGACAGAGTTGTTTACATTATATTTAAAAGTTTTATCTCCAATTTTAAAATCAAAACCTTTGAAATCATTGAAAATATCTTTTGTTTTTTGTTGAAACGTTTCATGTCGCTGTTTAGCTATTTCTTGTTCCTTGTTGTATGTATTGAGAAAGTCTAAAGCTTTCTTGCCTTCATCACTAGTATTAGATTTAATTTTAATTTCATCATAATACTTTTGTTTTGTCTGGTCAAAGAAAGTTCTAGCTTTCGCAAGTTCTTCTTTAGCAGCAAGCTGCTTTTTTTTAATTTGTTTTTCTTCCTCTTCATCCTCGTCATAAGAGAATTTGTCTTCTATTAGAAATTCTATTTCTCCTTTATCTAAATGAGGTTTAGTAGTTTTGTAATATTCTAGTAGTAGTGCGTCTGGATCTACTTTAGAATAGTCAGTGTTTAATCTTACGTAATCTTCAATATCACCACCAGTATCTTTCATAAAGTCTACCAGCTTATTTATATTATCTGGTAATACTGGAGCTTCTATTTTTGGCTCTACAGGCTTTTCTTGTTGCTCTGTTACCTCAACTATAGGATTTACTTTTTCTTCTTTACTCTCAACGGCAACGATTTCTTCTTTGTGTGCTTCTCCCACTTTTTCGCCATCTCCGGATTCGTCGCGTACATCCACTTTCTCTGTGCTTGGCTCTTGAACGGCATCTTCTTGTTTTTTAGTTAAATCAACTTTAAAAACCTTATCTGTAGGTTTTTTATAAGAAGGCTTTTTTATTTTTAAACCTTCTACTTTTTCTTCTTTTATTTCTGACATAATATAATATAATAGTTAATAAAATTATTGTGATAATAAGTCACTGTATTTTGCATCAAAATTTATTGGAGGCCCATCCATTTGTCTTTGTTGTATCATTTCACTTTGTTGTGAACCTTCTAATTTTGTTCTTTGATCTTTTCTATCTTCAATCATGTTTTCTTTTTGACCTTGAGCATCTATTTCCATCTGCTTCAATTTCATGTCATAAGTGTACCTAAGATCTAATAGTTGCTGATCTATTTGAGCTTTTTGTTGCATTTGCAATATTTCGAAATCACTTTCTGCTTTTGCTAATTGCATTTTTTGCTCTGTTATAACTTGTTGTTTTTGTGTTTCAGCTAAAGCTGTTTGTTCAGCTAACTGGCCGTTTGCTTGAGCTTGAGCTTGAATATTTTGTTGTTGAATCTGTTGGTCTCGTTTTTGCTTTCTTTTTCTTCTTTCTTTTAGCATTTGATTAGCCAACTTTATGTTGTTTATTTCTCTAAGATCAATCGCATCTTCTAAATCAATAGCGTTTCCTTTTAAAGCTATTTGTATATTCTGTTCTAAGTATTGTCTTTCTTCTTCGTCTGGTTCTAAATTTAGGAATATACCAAAGTCATGTAGGTTTAAATTACTTATTTCTTCTAAAGTAGAAACATTGTATCTTGATATACTATTTTCTAAAGCAGACTTAGTAAATGGATATTCTAAAGAATCTGATATTCTTAGACATATATTCTCACAAGTTCTCGATGTTAAATACAACATTGCTTGCAATAAGTGTCTAGTTGCTGTGTTAGAGTTAGCGGCAGCTAATTTCTGTAACCCAACTAAAGCGTTTTTATCTGGAGTACTTCCATCTCTAGCTTCATTAAGACCCGTAACGTCTCTAATCATTTTTAGATAATATTCATAAGTCTGTATAAGAGATTGTATTTTAGCACCACCTGAGCTAGATTGCAATTCTTGTATAGGAACTTTACCTCTATTAGGATCACCATCTTGAGTTAAAGATCTACCTACAATACTACCAGTTTGAAAATACATATTTAATGCTTCTGCTGGATTATAATTAGTTCCATTACCTAAATCAACCTCTGCCAAACCATCCATATCTAAATATACACCATCTGGCACTATTCTAGACATTACTTGTTGTAGTTTTAAATGTGTTAACTGTATCATATCAGCAAAGCCAGTTACTCTACTTACTAAGCTTTCTATTCTACCTTTATACATTCTAGGAGCACATATACTGTAATTCATTTTAACTCTAGTTGTATCTGCAAAAGGTCTTGTCATGTTTTTAGATAATTCCCAGTTCAACATCATAGGATGTCCTAGTATTTTAGCACCGCTATAAAGCGTTTCTATAGTTCTAGAAACTCTTTCAAAGTTATCGTTTTCTGGTGGATTAAATGTATCAGGCTTTTCTAAAGCTTTTTCTAAACCTGTTGGTGTTTCTTTTATTTTAAAAACTTGATCGCTATAAGTCTTGTATTCAAAGTAAAGTACTTGAACAGTTAAGTTATCATTTTTACCATTAAAACCTCTTAAGTATTCAGAGTTTCCATCATACTTCTGTATTGTTTCTAATTCTGAATCTGTTAAGTAAGGAAATTGCATTTTTAAATCAGCCAAAGATATTGACTTAACCTCACCTACGTAGTATAAATCTTCAAAGTTTGGATCTTCTGTATATGAGTAAACCAAAGTTGAAGGATCTACATAGTCTACAGTAATTCCTTCTGCTTGATTCCAGTTTGTTTTAGTACATGCAATACCTAAAATTGTTAAATCTTCAGCTATTCTTCTTCTAGTTAAATCGTATTTATTTCTTTGTAAAACATCATTTATAACTTCTTCTTCTGCTATTTCTACAGACTGTTTATAATCTAATTGTAAATGCAGTTTAATTTCTTCTTCTGTTTCTAATCCTAATTCTTTATATTGTGGTGATTGAACTTTTTGACCAGTTACTTGTTCTATTTTCTGTGCTAACTCTCTTTCTCTAACATCTCTCATTAATTCTTTAGCGTAGTCAGTTCTTTTTTTAGTAGAGAAAGGATCAACAGCAAATGCTTTTATTTCATAATTTCTTTGAGACATTCCATTAACAACAATATCTACAAACTTAGGTATTACAGGTACAGGCTTCCAATCAAGGTTTAAATAACTTAAATCTCCATTTATAGCAAGTTCATCTTTGTATTTCTTTGTTGGTTGCTCTGCTCTTGCGTATAATCTTAAACTGTGATAGTTATTGTAGTTTACTGCGTAACCAGGATTATTAGTACCATATCTATAGTTTTTAAACCATTCTCCCTCAATAGCTCTAGCAACAGCAAGCCCGTATTCTAAAGTAGCTTTCTCTGCATCAGGTACTACCTGATCTGGAAAAGAACTATTATTAGTTGTGTAAATCATATATTATTGTATTAATTTAGAAATTGCTCCTTCGTTATTATATCTTTTAATTCCTAGGTTTATTTTTTTAGAAACCTTATCTTGAACAGGTCTATACTTATTTTTATTACAAGCCATTATAGCTAGTCCAGAACTTATAGTAGCATCGAACTTTGTTCTATTGTTTATGTTAAACCTAGACCAATCTATTAATGTTTTTTGAAAATACATATTACCCATTGAGTTTTGTAATTGACCAACATTGTCATTTATGTAAGACTCTATAGCCGCAGCATGAGCTTGTTTAATATCTTCACTTGAATTAGGTATTCCACCTATCTCTCTTTCTGTAGTAGACAACTTGTTCCATATTTTATCAGGTCTATTCATGCTAAAACCTCTATAACCTCTTCTTTTAAAATAATAAAGTAATCTTGGTTTATTATTTTCTACTAGAATTGGCATGCCATAAAATATACAAGCCATTAAAACATCTTCAAAAAATATTTCAGCTGTTTGTGGCCTTGATATGTATTCTAAAAAGAAATGATTAGGTGGTGCGTCTTCCATGCTAAACTTTGTTAATCCATGAAGTGCTCCTTTAGAGCCGCGACCGTCAACAGTACCAGAAATATCATAACTATCACATCCGAAAGCTCCCATATGCTCATTACCTGGGTATTTAATTCCATTTTTTATTATTACATTGTTTTGTATAGAAACTTCAGGAACCCAACTAACTCTAAATCTACCATTAGGATTAGGCATAAAACTCACGCTAGTATCTTTAATCCCATTTTTCCATTGAAAATTACCTAAAGATATAGTAGCATTGTTATTAGCTTCTTCATTAAAATCTATTTGTTCATATATTTTAACTAAATTAAACAAGCTATCTTTTGTTTCATCTCTAAAAGCATGCTGCTCTGTTCTTGGAAATTGTCTGTAATACTCGTTTAAACTATCTTGATCTGATTTTAGTCCTTCAACTTCGTTTTCCCAGTGTTCAATAACTCCTGTTGTAATTTCAAAACCATCAACTCCTTTGACTGTATTTTCACCTCTAACGAAGACAGGTAGTCCATAAATATCGATGAATCCTTCGTAGTTCCACTCCATAGGAATGAACAAGCTATAGAGCCCAGAAGATGTTTGTCCGTTTTTATTTCTTTTTGTAACGCTTGAACTTTCGTATAATTTTTTAAAATTGTCTCCACCTTTATCTAAAGCATTTGAAGTTGAGCCCATCATGCACTTACCTACGATTCTTGATCCTAGTCTTAATGTGGTTTTTGTAACTCTCCAGTTATTTAATATGTTATCAGGCCTTTCCCATTTACCACTTTCATCATGAGCTAATAATTTTAATTTTTCACCATCATAAGAGTTATCACCTGTATTTTTCCAATCAATAGTTGTGTCAAGTCCGTCTAATTCCCTAAGTTGTTCATTCGACTCAAGCTTTCTTCTAGTAAGCTTTGATGCCGGAACACGATATGCCAGTTCAGTCTTTGGCCTGTCCATACCATCTTGAATGGGTTTAAAAAAGAACGGGTAGTTGACTGATATGGGTACAACTTTATCTGTAAACATTTTTTTGGCATCTGAACCAGACTTGGAAAGTATACCGAATCTAGCATCGGAAGATATTGTAGCTTGGTTAACAAGTTCCGCGCTTGACATAAAAGAGAATCCAGATCGTCTGTTTTTGAGGTAGCACATTCCGTAACATCTTGTATCGGCTTTACATGCTTCCCAAAATATAAAGAAGAGTCTATTTGATTCCCTGTAATCAGGTGCTCCAACGTCGATTTTTGACCATTGCAAGTACATGTAATGTGTGCCAGTAATATAAGTAGGAACATTGTTATTATAAAACCAGTAACCCTGTTCTCTTCTTTCGAACTCTTTGTCGATATAATCATACCATTTTTCTTTAAATTCAGCTGGGTATTCTTCCCAGTCAAACCTACTTTTAATTTTTTTTAATTCTTTCGGGTATTCTTGTTTTTCCCAGTATTGCTCCGCTTTTTTTTCACTTCGTTTAAACGGTTCACTTGTTGCTGGTAAAGCAATCCTGAGATCTTGTATTTCAATGATTTGTCCAATTTTTCCAGTTTTACTTATTACTATAAAATCATAATCAGAATTATAACCATAATCCCATTTTTTAAATCTATTGTTTTTAGCTAATATC